CGATGCAGATTTAACTATAGATAACGTGATGGACAGGGTGGTTGTTAGCCCTGACGGAAAAAGGTTCGGGTTTGTAGATCCGCTCGACCGTGATGCAACTGGCATTGTGGAAGGCGAGATACCAATCGATGAGATCGGAGAGCTGTTCGGGCCAGACTTTACCAGATTTATTCTTAACACTGCATCGCGACGCCCACCGGTGGCTATGTAATGCCGAGTACTGAAGAGTATTTACAAGGACTCTTAGCCTTCGAGGAGCGTGGTCGGCAGCAACTAAGTAACGACTTAGGGGTTCTTGCTGCCCAGCAGCCTGAAGCACCTTCAGTAGATCTACCGGTAATGCGTAGCTCGTTTGATGCTGGACTTAGGCAAGGCGCTAACGCGTTTGCCGCCGATATTGATTACTTCAAAGCGCTAGGCAACACCCTTATCGGGGATGACGAAAGTGCGCAGCAGAATTTACAAAATGCCCGCGTGCGGTCTGACCAGGCTTCTAACTCTGTTGCTGGTCTTGAGACATTCGAAGAGTTCATCCAAGCGCCAACTTTTTCTGGCTTGATTAATCAGGTCGGCATGGGTCTCGGCCAAGTTACCCCTTTCGCTATTGAAACTATAGCTACGGGTCTCACTGGCGTTGCCACTGGCGGTGCAAGCGCACTGGCTTATGGTGTTGCGAAAAAGTCAGCTACTGAAGGCGCGGAAGCAATAACCAAGAAACTCGTCACGGACATTATCCAGAAAAAGACACGCGGCGAGCAGCTTGATCAGTTAGAAGACGAAATAATCGAAGGGCTTTGGAGCCAAGCAAAGCGCGGCGGTCAAACTGGTGTTGTAGCTGGCACTTATCCTATTAACACCGGCGAGAGTTTCAAAGAATTTGACGAGGCCGGTGTAGATCTTAACGCAGAACGAGCCCTGCAGTCCTTGTTACTTGGCGGCGCATCTACCGCACTCGAAGTTACCGGTGAAGCGCTTGTTCTCGGCAACCTCGCTAAGCTTGCGAAACGCAAAGCAGGTTCTGATCCTAAGAGCATATTAAATCTGTATGCCACCAACATTGCTAAGAATGCGGGCCTTAGTAATATAACCGAGGGCGCAACTGAGCTCGGCCAAGAAGGTCTTCTGGTCGCTCAGCGAATGGCTGTGGATGACAGCTACACCCAAGACGACGCAAATCTAAGACTCGGTCAGGCATGGTTCATGGGCACTATAGCCGGTACTGCTATGGGCGGTGGCGGTGCAGCTGTGGCCACAACGCCAGACGCGATATCGCGAGTATTTGATAAAGCCAAAGAGCTGTCTAGACAGGGCCGCGCGCAAGAAGTCTCTTCAGAAGTTGACCAAGAGCAGTATGGCAATGTTGGCGGTTTCTATACGACACAAGAATCTCAAGGCGACATTTTCGCGCAGTATGACGCGATGCAGGACGAAGGCTACGGCAAGAAGGCGGTGTGGGTTGCCGGTGAGCCTAAAGATAACGGCTTAGGTGATATAGAAGAGAACGCAAGCGGCACGAGCACCAGGAACGGCAAGACGGTTTATTTCGCCAACATAAAAGGTCGCGGTACGATTTTCTCCGAAGACATCGACGTGGTTAACAGCGTTGTTAACGACAACGGTTCTGATTCCTCAGTTGGCGCCGCGCTTGGTTACAGCGCGACAAAAGCACCGACAGAGAACGCCACTACTGTTGTACAGGTGCTCGACGCAAAGGGCGAGGTTATTTCTGAAGAGCTTACTACGCAGGAAGGTTTGCCCGCCGCCAGAGCAGCTGCTCAGAATTTAGCGGGTTCGAAAGGTAAGATTGCGGAACTTCCGCTAGCACAAGCGCAAGAGCAAAGAGCGCAGCGAGTCGCGGCTGAAAGAGGCCGCAACATGACGATTGATCCAGATGAAGTGGCAGACCCCAACGAGCAATCCGCGCCCGAAGTTACCGCGCAGGACATAGGCCTTACGGAAGCTGAGCCTGTTCAAATAGAACTCACCGAAGATGGCAGAGAGCAGCAGACCTATCAGCCTAAAGAAAGCGCGGATCAGACATTCCCCGAAACGGAATCTCTCCGCCGTGAATATGAGAATACGTTTAATCAGACAGTTAATTGGTCAACTAGCCCCCTTGGGTTGGCGAGCGATTCGACTTTAAGAAAAGTAAACAAGCTCCAGTCAGTAAATCCTGAATCGCAAGTTGAGCTAGTGCTTGGGGACGATAATCGTTTCCGTATTGAGATGACCAGCATAGGCGGTGACCTCTATACAATCAAAGACAAGGGGGGCAACCAACGCCGTCTACCGCTTGGGCAGTTTATCCAGGAATCTATTGCACGCGCCTCACGCAGAAGTAAATTCAGCAAGGATGCCGGCGTGTCAGTGGTAGCGGCCGACGAAAACGGGACAGTTACAGAAGACTTTACCGTTAACATTGTAGACATGATCGCGGCGGGAAAGAGGATCAACGAGACAGAACTCGGTGGCTCTTTTGACGGGATTGATTCGGACGTCAGTGGCCTGAGTACAATTATGGGTCAGTTAGCTGTCCAAGGCTATGAACTCCAAGTTGCCGGCAGGCCGCTGCGAGGTGACGTGAAAGCACCGAGAACTGGTCTTGCTTTTGAGGACGGCAGAAGTGGCATTCCCGAGAGCTACAATCTAGTAACGGTTAACGCTAAAGGTGACACTCTCTACGACCTGCTTAACCGAAATCCAAACACAGCCACAAAACCACTGTCTAAAAAGAATGCAAAAAGATTGAAGGACGTGGCAGAAGCCGAAGACAGACTCAATAAAAGGGCTCTTGCTGAATTTGATGCGAGAGAACCCGACGCAACTTCTACCAGGCGTGATGCTTATGCCGCTCGGTTAGAAAAGGTAAAACAAGATAACATTAGAACAGAAGAAATAATGTTAGGGGCACAAGATGATTCGTTCAGCGGGTTTACGTCTGAAGGAGCTAAAGACAGGCGCAGAGAAAAAGCTGTATTTGGGTTAACTCAAGACGAAGATACTATTCCTACAACAGGTCTATCTGATGCTTTTACTGGATTCACTGAAAAACAAGACGGGGTTTTTGATGGTGGTCCCGAGGCAGTAAACCTTGATAGTGCCAATACTAGATTGCTCAACGAAGAGCCGCCCCCAAAGACGGGATATAGCGAAGAGAGATCTGCGTCAGGAAACCCTGAGTTTGTCTTAGATGCCAAGCAAACCACCGCTGTTCTTGATGATCCCGAGAGAATTTTTGCAGAGTATCCTTTGGGGGGTATTCCTGAAGCGGTGTCGGTCACTATCAACCAAGCACTCAAGAAGCTGAAGTTGAAGGGCAAGGTAGTTGTTATGCCTCTCAGCAGGCTCAAAGCGCTGGGCGATGGCATTTTCGACTTAACCAGCGACAAAGATGTTGGCGCGGTATTGCAAGAGATTGCAAACAGCATTGATGAAAAAACCGGCGGTGTACATTACCGCCTGCGCAGCAATGATGGCAACGGGGTACACATTGTTATTCTCAACGATGAAGTGCTCGGTGGTAATGAGCTTGAGCTAACGTTGACGGCGGGACATGAAATTGGTCATGCGCTGTTCATCGAAGAGATGCAGACTGCTTTGCAAGACCCAGAGCTTAGGGGCCGGCTCTGGCGAGACTATGAAAAGGCTCGCGCACAATTTCCTGGGCTCTATGACAAGGTAGCGAGTAGTTCGACCGTTACGCTAGGCGATGCCATCAATCTTGGTTTCGAGGAGTGGGTAGCTGACCAAACAGCGAAGTGGACCACAAAAAATATCAAATCCCAAGGAGTAGTTAATAGATTCTTCGCAAGAGTCGCGGAACGCTTGAAATCTTTGTGGAACTCATTAAGCACGAATAGCAGAAAACGCTTCGGGCAAGAGTATTCGCAAGCAGTCGATGACTTCATCGCGGAGTCAATAATACGAAAGCAGGACCCTTCGGTTAAGCAGCGTAGGGCTATCGATCCTTCCGCAACACCTGCGCTTATGCGCGCTAAGATATTTGGCTTTACTGACATAAAGTCAGAAATGCGCATGTCTGCTATTGGCGACACAATCAATCGAGCGGCAAAACTACCTACTAAATCTGATCAAAACACTACTGCCGCGGTTCAGAAAAACACGCAAAGTATTCTTAACAAAGTGTGGGAGATTTTTGCGCCCATGCAATCTGTGGTAAGGAGACTCGGCGCTAAGACCGGCGCCGGCGTAAAAATAGCAAATATGATTTATGGTCGTTCCGGTGAGAAAGGGCTTGGCTTCATTCAAAAATCTACGTTGAAGATAAATGAAATAGAGGGCCAATTAGTAAAAACTTTTGGCGATCTTACTTCACAAGAATTTAAGGATTCAGCGCAAGAGGCGAGGATCGATAAACCAACAAGCGAACTGTCAGAACAAGCGCAGCAAATTCGTGGATTTCTTAAACGCTTCTATGACGAGTATGTATCCCAAGAAGAGAGTACATCAGTTGGTTTTCGAGAAGATTTCTACACAGTGCTACTAGACTTCGACGCTATCTCAGCAGATCTAGACGGATTTTCTGAGACTATCGCTACTGAACGCGGCGATATTACAGCGTCACAAGTTAAAGAAATTATTGTTGCAACCATAAACAATGCACGAACGGCGTCTGAAAATGTAACCGAGTCACTGGTAGATGGCTTAGATCCTTTACATACCGCAGAAGAATCTATTGAGTTGACCAAAGGGGTTCGACGCGAGCTACTCGATAAATACTCCAAGCCGGCGGAAGTGGCACTAATTTCTTACGTGAGACGTCTTGTGAAACGTGTCGAATGGAACAGAGCCACTAAGTCCGGCGAAAATACGCTAACTGCAGAGCTAGTTAAGCTGTCTAAAAAAGATCAAGCGACAGCCAAGAAAGCACTTGGTGCGGCACTAGGTTTTTATCCTCCGTTAAGTGAGGATATGCAGAATCTATCGAGCGCGGCGCAAACACTTCAGATTTTTACAACTCTTAGTTTGGCTACAATATCCTCCATACCTGAGCTGGCTGCTGCAGTAATTAACACTCGAGAGTTTTCAGGTGTATTTGAAGGCTTCAAAACAATCGCGGCCACAATTTTAGACCCTAAAGAGCGGTGGGAGTTCGCGCGGGACATAGGTGTCATAGGCAATGACTCTCTTGCTAACGCATTCATGAGCGAGTCGGATATGCAGTATCTAACTCCTACGGCTCGCGCGGCGGCAAACAAGTTCTTTGAATATACCGGACTAAACCTATTCACTAAATTTACACGAGTCTTCGCCGCGCAGATGGCGCAGAACTTTATTATCAAGCATGCGACTACGCCCAACAGCCGCTCGGGTCGTTACTTAAATGAGCTTGGGCTAGAGGCTGACGTGGTTAAGCAGTGGGTGTCTGAGGGCAAAGGGTTTAGTACGCCTTCAGGACTCGCCGTCAAGCAGGGGCTTCAGAAGTTTGTCGAGTCCACTATGCTCCGCCCAAATGCAGCAGAGCGACCCATGTGGGCATCCGACCCGCGTTATGCGCTTCTCTGGCAATTGAAATCGTTTCCTTACTCCTACGGCCAAGTTGTCATAGGTGGTGTAGTGCGTGAGATGAAAGCACGGCAGCAAGAAGGCCGCGCAGCCGGTAAAACAGGCGGGCAGATAATCGCTCAAGATCTTGCTCCTCACATGGCGCTCTTCGGTTTAGCAGTCCTCCCGTTTGCGATGCTTTCTCTTGAGCTAAAAGAGAAAACCAAATACGCGATGAAAGCCATACTCCCGTTCCGCGAAGCAGACGCTTCGATATTTAAAACTGACAATATGGAGTGGGGCGAGTATTTCGCAGCGGCTTATGGAAGCGCGGGAGTCTTTGGACCCTTGGCACTTCTCACTAGCGCCCAAACGGATGTCAAGTGGGGGAAGCCACCGGTAAGTGTATTTGGCCCTACCGTTGACACGCTGTACCAAGTACTCATTCAAGGTGATTACGAACGCGTCCTTCCTATTTATAACCAGTTCTAGGAGCTAGCTATGATTGACACAATAAAAGCCAAAATCGCCAACGTCATAAAAATGTTAGGCAAAAATGCCAAAACTTCTGTCATGCGTATGACTGAGCCGCAGGCAGCTGTTGCGGCAGTGGGTATCCTGGTCGCGTTTGCGGTAGCGGTGGCGATATGAAGTTTAATGCCATCAAAGGGATCGTTGGCGGGTTGGCACCAACGCTTGGCGCTACACTCGGCGGTCCTCTCGGTGCCACAGCGGGGAGAGTCTTAGCTGAGGTACTTGGCTGTGACCCTTCAGCGAAGGCAATTGACGATCGACTTAGGCAAGCCACCCCCGAAGATCTAGCGGCCATCAAGGAAGCGGAACTTAAATACGCCGCCAAGATGGAAGAGCTAGGCGTAGACATGTTTGAGCTTGAGACTGCCGACAAGCAGGACGCCCGTAAGTACTTTGCTGGAGATTGGACTGCCAGAGTCATAGGCATCCTTGCTGTAGTCGGGTTCTTGGCCTACATATTTACCGTAACGCTGATGCCGCCAGACGCTAACTCAGACACTATCGTGTCACTCGTATTGGGCTACCTCGGAGGCACGGTGTCAGCGGTTATAAGCTTCTACTTCGGCGCTAGCCAGAGTCAATCAACGGGGGCAGAGGGTAAATGAGTTTAGCCGCAGAAAAGCTCATTGAGTGGGAAGGGTACGAGCAGTTCGCCTACCACTGTACAGAGGGTGCCCTGACTCTGGGCATCGGACGGGTTATCGAGAAAGGTAAGGGCCCTGGAATCAGCCTCGAGGAGGCTAAATACCTCTTAGAGAATGATATCAGCAGGGTAGAAGCCGAGTTAAAGAAGGCATACGACCCTTGGTATTCGGCCCTCTCAGA